GTTCATTACCATCACCAGTTTTAAATCTATTTGTGATACTGTTTAATAAGAATGCTAAACGAATTAATCTAAGATTTGGATCGGCAGTTTTAAAAGAAACATAAATCATTTCTCCACCAATCACACCATTACCAAATGCATTTAACAAAGCCGCAGAATCATTTACAGCTATTTCTATTTTCATGAATGGTTGAAACATATCTTGAAATATATTGACTTCTATCATAAGTTCAGATAATACGAAGCCAACACCAGAACTATCCATAATTAATATGTTTTCTAATTGATAGTCCCCTGGATATCGATAGTCACTTTGTTTCTTACCAACTCTTAATATTGCATCTTGATAAGTCATTATCTAAGTACCGTTGCTAACTCTCTTGTTAATTGATTTACAAATCTTTTGTCTAGTAGTTTTATTTTTTTCTTCTCATCATTTAATTCTTCTTCCCATTCATATGCAGATTGTACTCTACGTAAAGTTGGTGTGCCAGCTAAACTGTTATATGTTTTTAAATCAATTCGTACTTCTCTTCTTGGTATTCTGGTACCATCTATTAATACTTTTTCTTCTTCTAGTATCTTGTAATAATATTTTATTGTAGCATTAGCAGTTGTTACAGAGCCATACTTAGTTTTGATATATTTTGTAAAATCGTGTCCATACATTGGTAATTCAAAATATGGATCAATAATATTATTATAATGTAATACTAACCACGCCAAGTTTTCATCTCCATAATATTTTGCCGCAATTGTATCTGGCCTATCACCCTCTTGCATTGTATATTCATAATACGTACTCGCTGATTCTTTTACTTTGTTACGTACTTTAAACCTTCTCAATACATTTGTCAACTCTGTTTTGACATTTGTATCTTTTAAGTCGTGTTGTATTGTAGGAAAATATGAAAAATAATTACTCATGGTCCCTCAGCTATTCTATTGATCGCGGATAAACTAGATTGTTTTACAGTTTGTATAGTGCCAGCGACATCAACTGGTTGCTCATTAGCATTGTTAAACTGTACTGTACCATTCTCACCTTTTGTTTGAATTGCGATTTCTTGAAATGATAAGTTCATTGTTATAGATACTGGTGCACCTGTATGCTCAAAGAATGTAGGGATTGACTCTCCGTTGTAATTAACTGTCATTGATGTAAGTACACATGTACCTATTTGATAAAGATAATGAGATACAGCTGGTGCAAAAGCTATTTTAAATTCTTCTGGATAATCAAAAGCTATTCCAACAGAACCTTGTCTAGAACCCATTGTGTTAGCTGGTAACATATGATAATGAAGAGCATGAATAATACCTTTTAGTGTATCACTTTCTGCTTGATTTCTTGCAACAAATTTATATTCAAAAGCATGTGTTCTAAAATCTACACCTTTAAATATAACAGCCATATGTGGATTAAATGCTATTCCTTCATTGAGCATTGTCCCTGCAACAACATTGTCAATTCCACCTGCACCGATTACAGCACCCAACATTCCAGCAACTTTAGCACCAGCAAGTGTGAAACCTGCCGCGGCAGCCATAGCCGCTACTTCAGCTCCTGATTGTGATGCATCATTAGATGACATTGCTTTTACTCTGTTAATAATTCTACCAGTTGCATCAGAAACACCTCTACCAAATGTAGCGAGTCCTAATCTACCAGCGGCCATGGCGCCCATCTGGCCTAAACTTTGATTTTCGTATTGTGCTTGATATTGTACTTGAAGATTACCAGGAATTGGCAAAACAATAGATGTCATTATCTCTTCTTTACCTTTTGGTTCACTCACAGTTTGCTTCGTTCTTTTTATAGCATTTATCATAATATAATGCTCGTCATCTAAATCTCTAGGAAATGTAAGTGAATGTGTTGTTTTTCCGTTTCGATATAAACTTGCTAATTCACCTTTAGTTGCTCTATTTTGAACTTTTCGTATAAAGTTCTCTCTACCAGATATTCTTAAATTACTACCATCAAATGTGATATTTGATTTAATTTGTCTACCAGCAAAATCGCTAACAGCTTTTAAGCCTGTGTTGAGATTTAAGTTACCATTACCTATATTGATCGGCATTATATATATCCTTATGAGTTATAAAGGTAGATTTACACCCAAGTTTCCTAAAAAGTACAAGGGTGATCCAACTAATATTATTTATCGTTCTTTGTGGGAGCGAAACTGTATGGTTTACTTTGATCAGAATCCTAACGTATTAAAGTGGGCATCTGAAGAACTAATAATCCCTTACAAATCTGCACTTGATGGACGTTGGCACAGATACTATCCCGACTTTGTTATTCAAGTAAATAATAAACATAATCAAAAAGAAACGATTGTCGTTGAAGTAAAGCCTTATAAAGAAACCAGAGAACCTACTCCACAAAAAAACATAACTAAGAAGTATTTATACGAGGTAAAGACATGGAGTATAAATAAGAGTAAATGGAATTATGCAATAGAGTATTGTAAAGATAGAAATTGGAAGTTTATAATACTCACAGAGAAAGAATTATTTAAAAATGGCCACAGTTTTTGATGACTTACTACTTCGAGGTGTTCGTAAGGGAGAAATACCCGCACGTACTCAACAATCAAGAGACTGGTTTAGACAACAAGCTAAAACATCTACTGTAAGAGGCGACAAAGGCGCCATGCAGATTGTTAGAGATAAAACACGTATGACAAATCGTTCTTCTATGGGTAAAATGTATTTTTTCTATTATGATCCGAAGAATAAAGCTACGTTACCATACTACGATAGATTTCCATTAATATTTAAAGTTGCACAAGTACCGGGTGGTTTTACTGGATTAAACATGCATTATCTACCCCATAGACTTCGAGCAAGACTGATGGACGCCTTATATGATGCAACGAATAATAATAAGTATGATGAAACAACAAGATTAAGAGTTACATATCAAACACTACAAGCCGCGACTAAATATAAGTGGTTTAAGCCAACATTTAAAAAATATCTGACATCAAATGTACGTTCACGTTTCATAGAGGTGTCAGCATCAGAATGGGACATAGCTTTATTCTTACCAGTTGAAGCTTTTGAAAAGAGTAGAAAAACTTCTGTATGGAGCGATAGTAGAAATGCCATTTAACGTAAACAGTTTAGTATCATCTTTAAATAGAACAGGTGTAGCACATTCTTCTCATTTTGAAGTACAAGTAACTGGCCCTGGTGAGATAGGGGTAGAAGAAAGTATTATGATGAGAGCAGATACAGTTGATTTACCTTCAAGAACTGCACAAATAGCTGAGTATAGAGTTTATGGCCCAATTAGAAAAGTGCCTTATGGTGGTGTTTATACTGATGTTTCTTGTACTATTATTCTAAGTGAAGATATGCGAGAAAGAGAATACTTTGAATTATGGCACGATAAGATAATGGGAACTGGTGTTTTTAAAACTGGTGGTAATGGTAAATATAATCCATCTTACTATGACGAGTTTACAGGTACAGTTACCATCAGACAATATGGAAGTGCTGGTAATGTGTCAAGCATATATACACTTAATGAAGCATATCCATTATCTATAGCCGCAGTACAGATGTCTTGGGCTGGGGCTGAAGTTGCAAAGCAAACAATAGCATTTGCATATAGAGACTATAAATGTGTATTTAATAGAAGTGATCAAGGTAGAGCAGGTGCAAGTTTTGGTTTAAGTATTGGCACTGGTGGTATATCTGGTTCACTCAATATTCCTGGTTTTGGAAATGTTTCAGCACAGAACGGATTAAGTAATTTAGTAGGTGCAATAAAGTCACCATTTGGATTGATACGTAAGTTATAATATATTAAGGAGTTGTAATGTCTTTACCTCAATTAGTATCTCCCGAGTTTACTACGGAGATACCTTCAACTAAACAAAAAATTAAATTTCGCCCATTTCTTGTTAAAGAAGAGAAAATACTTCTAATGGCATTAGAGAGTGGCGAGCCTAATGATATACAAAATGCAATAGAAAGTATATTAACTAACTGTATACTCGATTCTATAGATGTTAAGTCACTAGCTGTATTTGATTTAGAGTTTCTATTCTTACAATTGAGAGGTAAATCAGTTGGTGAAGAAATAGAACTATTATTAAAACATGTAAAGAAAACAGATTGTAAACATGTAACACCATTTAAAATTAATCTTGATGCTATCAAAGTTAATGGTAATATAAGTGATGGTAAAGTTATGCTAGATGGTAAGATTGGTGTAAAACTACGTTATCCAACTTTTCATATGTTACAGAAGTTACAGGGTACAGAACAAAATAATACAGATTCACTATTCAAAACATTAGCATTAATGATTGAATATGTGTATGATAAAGAACAAGTGTATAATGAGTTTACTGATACAGAGATGGAAACGTGGATATCACAACTTAATCAAACACAGTTTCAAAAAATTACAAGCTTTTTTGAGAACATGCCTAAACTAAAACAAAAAATAGAATGGACATGTACAAAGTGTAGTGAAAAAGATAGTATAGAACTGGAGGGCTTACAAAGTTTTTTTACCTAGGGATGGTACACAATTCGCTAAGTAATTACTATCATCTCAATTTTTCACTTATGCAACATCATAAATACTCA